GTCCTACTATCATTTCCTTGTATGATAAAGTGCGAGTCTTCTTCCTTCACACTTATAACAGGGCCTTGAAAATCGGGTGTAAACATATCCAACATTTCAATTGGTAATGGGTCGATATCTGCAAATGCAACTCCGTTTCCATTGTAGTATCCCGATTCAACTATTTCTTTTTGTACAGGCATATCACAAGCAAATACTAAGTCACACTCATTTGTATCCCTGTAGATTGCATTACAACCCCACACTTCGTGAGAAGTATTGAATTCAAAATCGTTTCTACTTGGGCCGTTTCCCAGTATCGTCACTTCTTCTAACATAAATCTATAAGGTCTTTCCTGTATTTTGGATAATCATATTCCAAAAACGTTTTGTATTTTTTAATCAATCGATACACTTCGGGATACACTAACTGTTCTGATATCAGTTGATTCCATTCCTTGTCGCACATACCGATAATGTCGTCCATGATACAAAGTGTTTCTAATGAAAGTTTCTTTGCAAGGTATTGTTTGAGTAGGATAGGGTGTTGACCATTCTTACACTCTAATACTTTGTTGATATGTTTCTTTCTGAGTAAATCCGACACTTCGGTTTTAAACATATATGATAACTTCTGATTTCTATTCTTCCATTCTTTATATCTTTTATCACACTCTTCGTCTAACAAATCTCCTGCCCAATAATCCTTGAACGAAAGATTCGCAACGTAAAAATCTTGCAGGTCTTGTTTATATGTTTTGAATAACTTACCGAAATGATACTTGTCCTTTCTTTTTAGAAATGAATGTATGTCCGATTTAACTTTACCATTATATTTGATAAAGTCATATGAGTCCGTGTGGAAGTGAAGTTTTATACCAAGGTATAAAGTGTATGCATCATATCCGTCACGACTCGTCATTTATTTTGCCAATACTAAACCACTAGTTGCAGTCAAGTGTGCTTCTGCAACCTTTTCATTTGTAGGTACAACAAACACTACCTGTTGAAAGATTGCACTAGTAGGACTCTCTACACCTGTTGCAGCTAATCCTTTTGCAAATCCCATACTTCCGTCTGCAGGATTTGATAAAATCATTCTTGGGTCTTTCAACTCAACTGTTGCATCTTCCATAGAGACTAGTTTACCAACGTACTCTCCACTAATTGTAACTACTGTTACTATATCACCTTTTTCCATAATTTACTCCTATTCGAAAAAACTTGTTATTTTACCTGTACCAACTTTACCACGATTAACCATGTTGAGACCTTGTGCCTCTGCTTCTAATTTTTCTTTTAGTGGTATTGATATAAATCTCTTTGCAGATTCGGGTTCTAGATTATTCTTTTCACATACTGTAATAATCGCATCCATGACATCTGTTTTTGTTCTCATTAAAATTTGTTCTACTTGTTCCGTGAATTCTTTTTTATTAATCACATTATACTCCGTGTAAATTTCTATATTGATTTCTTAGACTGTAAAGTTTATCTACATATTCTCTTGGGTCTGCTTCGAACACTTGACAAAAACCACCGTCTACACCAACCACTGCAACTATTCTATCGATAACTTCACCTGTAAGTTCTTCGACCATAATTGCATATGCAGTCATTTGATGAAACCAACCGTCTGCCATGTATTCTTCTTTTGGTTTTGAACTGGTCTTAAAATCTATAATTGCAAGTTCGTCACCCCACACACCAACACAATCTACTTGTCCTGCCATTTGTAATGAATCACTCCACATTCCTGCCTCTAAAGCGATAGGAACAATTTCGTCCAGTACTGGTTGAACTGCTTCAAACATTGAAGACTCCATAATGTTATCAAAGAAGACTGGTTCTTCTGCACGAAGATATTGTTCAAATATATTGTGCATTCTAGTACCACGTTTGGCTGCAGTTGTAGAAATTTTGTTTGCAACTTCAGCACCAACTCTTTCTCTCCACAACTTAATGTGGTCTCTAGAAAGTAAACCTGTAACTGTAGTTACACTTGGATACTTCTGACCTTCGGGTGTCTGATAATATCTTTTCCCGTCCTCTTGGACACGAGTCATGGTTTCCTGCAGTTGTTCTAAATCACCTAATCCTATCAAATTATCCATAGTTATATTTTACTTCCTTTTGGACTGTATGTCCATATGTTTTTTAACAATTCTTTTTGTTGCATTAGTCTTTGCATCTACACCATTGTATCTTTGGTCAACGTCTGAACCTTTATATGCATCACCAATCTTTGATAACACTTCTTTAAATCCACCGTCTGTTTTAACTCTATCCCCAGTTCCACTAACAATCATAGGCGAACCTATCTGTTGTTTAAGGTGAGGGTTGTTTAGTTTGAAATCGTCAAGGTCTCTCCATGACATAACGTGTTCTGTTATTTCACCGTTCTCGGTATTTAAAAAATCGTATGCTGGCATTATGCTTCCATGAATTGTGGAACTGGTCTATCCGTCCACTTTGCAAAATCTTTCTTGTAGACTGCATAGTATTTATGGTATGCAGTAATAGTTGATTCTGATTTGACATCGTCAGGCATACACTGAGGTGGTTCTGAATAAACACCTAGTGTAATATTGTTCGGTAAATTGTTTAATAACTTTCTGAGTTTTTTATCGGTCAAATGAACTCTACCATATCGATAAGTGTATTCGTCACATAGTGCAACAAACATATCATATGCATATTGGTATTGAATCGCATTCTCACGAACCCACTTTGTAGAGGGGTGATTGATATGAGAAGCTTTGTATAAAGTGGTTTGCATTTCTAATGTATGTAAATCTTTATCTCCGTCTAAATTCCACCTCTGTATCCTGCGACCATTTTGAATTGCAGTGATTTGTTCACCGTCTAACATTCTATGTGCAGTCGATAACATTTGTGCATATTCGATAATCATTTTGACAACGTGTTTATCACAATGTAATTCTGCAGACTTTATTGGGTCTTCATGCAGGTAAAATAAATTCAAGTTCTTGCTCCCAGTTTTTCTTGTTCGATTCATAACATGGACTATTGAGTTGACATATAATAAGTCTACCACCGTCCATATCCAGTCTAATACTATCGGTAGTAAACATACCACCATTAACATCATGTACGACTGCTTCTATTATACCATCTTTGTCTTCTTTGTGCAAGTGGTTAAATAACTTCACTAACTCTTCTTTTCTCATTTGTTTTCTCTCAACCATTTTCTATAGGACATAATTGTACCTGTAGATTTTTTTAATTCTTCTTTCATGTAAACGTCATACTTCTCTTTCATTTCTTTTGACTTAGTCATAGCAGTAACCCAACCGTCTGAGTTATCTTGCCATTGTTTACTGTTTTCTGTCATTTATAAAATATATGATGTGTTATTTGAACAGTTTCATTTAAGGTATCTGCCCAATATGGTTCGACCCATAAGTTGTGGTAATGTGTCGCACCCTCTGTAATATCGGGATACTTACCCATGATAACATCTTGTGCAACAATATAGGACTCATAGAATGTATCAGTGTCTAAAGGTTCGTCTGACTTACCGTCACAAAACCAACTGAACTGACACTTGTTTCTGATAGGTGTCATAACACCTTTCCAGTTTTCTCTCCATTGTGCATCATATACAACTCCACAAATATCTTCGGGGTAAGCACTATGTTCCATTCTATTTAATACAACGTGTCCAACTGCAACTTTACCTGCGAGTGGTTGATTACCTGCCTCGAAGTAAATGTTCTTTGCAAGACAAACAACTTCACCATTCTCATCTGACGCCATAACTTGCATACTCATAGCACCACATAGGAACCCTAAAAATGCACCTAGTGTAAAACTTATGTATCTCATTTTCATGATTTACCCTCTTTGTATTTACACCATGCATCGAAAATGATGTATGATTGTTCTTTAGTAAATCCTAAGTTATCCTGTAACCAAGTAGGAGCTCCAAACATATTCATAGACCCACCTTCTTGAAGTGCATCTAATTCGGGGAACCACTCTGCAGGTTCAAAGGGGATTTGGTTTTGATTCATAGTCTCAAACATACTAACACCCACTCGTCATATGTGCATACGCATCGGGACAATTCATCTCCCCACACATACACTGGTTTCCTTCTTCCACTTCGGGTGCGAATTCCATTGGACTTACTGCACCGTAAGTTGCTAAATTGATAACGTCTTCTGCACTTAGTTTCCCGTCCGTGCATGATGCGATTACTGTCGCTGTTTCCATACTAATCATAATAGACCCTCGTCTTGTTGTGATTGGTGGTGTTCTACAAACTCCAATTCTAGTTGGTGTTCCATGTCACTTCCCAATTCACTTATTTCTTTTAAGACCCTTTCTACGTCCTCGTCACTTTGATGTCCAATGACATCTTGAGTAACAGGTGTATGATAAGTAATAACACCTTCGGAATCAAGCACTGCTATCTCCCAAAGATTTTTTTCAAACTCATCGTAAGGCCCACCATAAGAACCGTCATGACATACAACACTTGCACCATAACCATTCTCAAACTTATAAACTTTCTGAACTCCGTTCAGCATATTATTTAACTCAACTTGCATTTTTTAACTCCCACTGGTAATCTGAAATATCCATTTCAATTTCATCTTTCGCATAATCGATTTCTCTTTTCTTATCCTCGAAAGGTTCTACTAATCCATAGATTGCAGACTCAAGAGCATTAACTGCTTCTCTGACTTCGTCAACCTTGTATTCCAATTCTTTTTCATCGATACCATTTGCTTCTGCAAGGGATTGAACCTTGAGATAGATATCACTAGGAACATCATTATATTTAATGTCTCTAGTTTTGTCATTGACTTGAGATATCAATAAGTCCAAGTCCCACGACTTGTCCTGTAATACACTCACTTCATTATTTTTTTCTGCGATATTCATTACGCTGCCTCCTTCGATGCATACCAGTTTTTGAGACCTTCTTCTCCAAGAACTGACGTACCATCATTCATTTTAAACTCTGCGTTATAAGACCCTTTGACTAACTCACCGTCTTGATAACACCACTCTGACAATTTACTGAGAATCTCATGTCTCATGTAACCCATGTCGGTGTTGTCGTCAAACTTGGTCATGAACCAAGCGTCTTTAAACTTCTGTAACTTGTACGGTGTTTCCCATTCGTCCCAAGGGGTCTCTTCATGAGAAACCATTTCCCAGTTAAGGATATACTCTTTAGAACCTACTCCGTCAAAAACAAAGATAGGGGACACTTCGTCCACTAAACCTTGGAGATACTCCGTGTTAATAAAATCCAAGTCTTCGATAACATATGTCGAACCACCTTTAAACTTCCAGTAATCTTCTGAGACACCGTGGACATAATCTTCGTCATGAGCCGCGTAGTTCTCTTTATACTGGGTTGTGATTACTAATTTTAACATATTTATTTTCCTCTTTAATTTTCTACTCTACTAGTATAACAAAAAGCGACACCCATTGTCAAGCACTGATTATCTAAGATAATCAGGGCCATACTTTCTTGAACCAGTAATTTGATAACCTTTGAAAAGGTTTCCTCTAGGTTGATTAAGAGCAGGAGTTGCCCAACCAGCAGACATTAACACGTCACCACTTTTGAATGTGATTCCTGCAAGTCCTTTTTGGAATTCAAACCTATTGATAAATCCCCAAACAGACCTTTGATTTCCACTGTCTGAGATAATTTTGATATATTTCCTAGACACTTTGTAAGAGTAAGAATACTCTGTTAGTGTTGGAAATTGTTGTAAGTGTTGGTCAAGTAAGTCAGCAACTAACTTGTCACACAATTGAAGTAATTCTTGTTCTTGGTTCACTTCTTCAACCATTGTCGATAATTTCATTTTTTCTCCATTTTTCATTATATACATAGTATACCAAAAAATGTGAGGCATTGTCAAGCATATTATAAGTAAAAAATTGCGTATAATAGGGTCAAACATAGACCCAAAAATGCTAACCTCATTTCGTCATCGTGACGATTTCTCATAAACTATCCTCTACTATTTGTTTCACTTTCTTTAATGAATACCAAAGACTAGAATACATTTGTGTTCTTCCGTCCTTATACTCAACAATATATCTCTTATAACCAAAAGGTCTATCTTGAAAGATTCTTGCATCACCGTAATTTTCTAATAGTAATCTCATGATTTATTATTCAGATAAAAAAGAACTGCTTCTTTCTGTATCTTGTTCAGTTGAGATATGTTTTTAAAATTACTCCATACCATTCCGTAAGTCGTCATTATATTTCCTGCAGTTACAGCCGCATTCCATAGTTCATATGACTTATCATCATTCCCTGCAAACAACGTTCCGTTCTCGCAGTTGGTTATTAATTCTTGTCCTAGTTTTACGACCTGCATCACGACTGGGTCTTCAGCGTAGTATTCACCTACTTTCATAACTTTCTCCTTATTTTAAAGTTAGTTCATTATACAAAAAAATGGCAGTCATAGTCAACCCCTTTTTGCAGAAACTAACCATGCGTTTTTATTTTCCTGTTCTTTGATTTGTACGTCAACAAAACCTGCTTGTTCTAGGTGACACTTGAACACTTCAATGTCATTTTTATCCTTCGCAGATTCTACTTGTTCTTTGTGTCTAATTTTTTCATATTTAAAATCGTCAACAAGATTTCCTGTTGATTTAAAATCTAAAGAGTAGTGAACGTTAACTTGTTTTTTTGAGAATGCAGTTATACTTGAATTACTGTTATGCATCATGAAGTGTATCTTACCATTCTTTCTAAGAGATTCTTTGACAATAGGTATTGTTCTAAACATAAATGTGTACTCAATTCCAAATATAGAAACAACATGGTCGAACTCACCAATAAAGGAAGTGTCTTCCAGTTGTGTTTCTTTGTGTAATACTATATCGAGTTTTGTTGTTTGTGGTGCAAAACAATTTGCAGAATCTACACCTGTATAACTTTTACCTATTTGATTGTCTAATAAAAATGGAACAAGGGATGCATTTCCACACCCCACCTCAAGGATACTTCCGTCTAATGATAATCCAGTTAACCAGTCGTATATAAAGTTGGGAAACCTTTTACCAAAGACTGTATTAGAAGCTTCCTTTTCCCAAAGGTTGTTCCAGTGCTTCATTATACTCCTAAAGCGTCATCAAGAGTTACAGTTACTTGTGCTTGTAAAGAATCACTCTTTTTAGCACCTAGTGTTTCATTTGCAACTACAGAAGCTGCTTTATCCTTCCTCTCTTTTTGTTTAATTTTCAACTCTTTCTGTATTGCAGGGTGAGTAGAATAAACAGGTTGTGATTTCACTTCTGTTTTATAGTCGTCATGATTGTTTATTTGTGCAACAAAGTTATCTGTTATCAAAATTTCAGAAGGATTAAGACAATCTGTTTCACGGATTTTATCAAAGATGGTTTCCCAAGTTTCTATTTCTTGATTATAATCGTCAAGAACCAATGCTCTTGCTTTCATGATACCATGTGTTTTTATAGATTCATCTTCTGCATACATGATTGCACTAGTTGTTGTTTCAGTTTCCACATACCTCTTAAGTGCTTTAAGAAACTGTTTTTGTGCATATCCATTTGCAAGTGTAGTTCCGTATTTGTCAGAATCACTGTTGTAATCCATTTTAGTTGTCTTCTTTAAGTTATGTTCTTTAATTAACTTTGTGATTTTTGTTTCACTCATACTTTCACACATTGAAACAACACCACTTCCGTTCATAATAGCGTCAACTATTGCCTGACGAGATTTCCAATGTCTTTGTGGGTCAATATCATAAACCCAAGATTCGATTGCTTCTTTGGATTTTGGAAGTTCTTCATTTGCAAGTAATCTAATACCAGCATTAATCAATGGTGTTGCAGATTGAGTCGTTCCTTTTGGTTTGTCTAAATTGTAATTAGAACCTAAACCAATTTTAAACTTCTCAGCTTCATTTGGAAACTCCACAACTTCGAATGCATAATACTTAACACCTTTATGATTGAATACTGTTAATCTAGTATTTCCTACTTCGATTTGAAAAAGGGATTTATATACATTCAAACTTCCGTCTTCATTGTACACTCCTTTCTTTATGGTAACCATAGGAATTGGTTGATTGTAATCTACTCCAACCTCAAATTGAATTCCAAGTTTCTTTGCATCTTGAATTGATATTGGAACACCACTTTTATATGGTTGATAATTTACCAAGTTTGCATCTTGATAGAAATGTACTCTATCCACTGGGATACAATAGATTCCTTTCGAGTCATACTCTGCTCTTGGAAAAAGGTCGGGTCTGAATAGACCAAGTAGAATTGCCTCATTTATTTTTTTCTCAGTTATGTCATTGAGGTGCATGACTTTTAGGTGCTGAGGCACGCTATGTGGTTTTAATACCATTTTCATTCTCCTGTAATACAGGGTGGTCTTTCTCCAAACCCATTTCGGAAATCGAAACGTTTAAGTTTGAGAAATGACTTCTGTCATTACTATGTTCTATTATACTATAAACTACCCTCTATTGTCTAGAGGTTTTTTTGTATTTCGTCCAGTTCTTTTAGTTTCTTATTAATTATATCTATCCTGTTCGGCCAATAGATATAGTCCTTGTCTGAATCCTTTGCAAGATTCTCAAGAAGGGGTCTTACAAAATTATC